TACCGAGCACCCCACTAATAAATAACCCTTTAGTTTGATCGTCTGGATTAATTTCCACAGTAAACGAAGCGTTAAAAGTTTTATTGTCCCCTATGCTAGTTTCATAGTTAAATGACTCTAATTTTGCACCAAGAAAAGTATACCTTAAAGATTCAACCTCTGTATTAATAGGAATTGTTCCTGCGTTAATCGGAGCCGCTGTGCTTTTAACACATCCCTGAGGATCTACTTTTATAGTAAAATCATACCCACTATTTATTGAAATCAAATCAACTAGTGACCCACTGTTTCCGGACTCAACTATTCCATCAAGTGTTAGGTTCGCAAAAACAGGAGAGTTTACCTTAGTGTCTACTGGAAATTTATACCCTAAATTATTAAGAGGCTCCCTAGGCAGGTTGATAGATATACCATAGCTTTGAAGATGCAGTTTATTAAAATCAACACCGAGCCCCGAGAAAGAATCTGTTGTTACAGTTATGTCCCCGGGTTCTAGGGCCGGATAACCTTCATCCGGCAGCACTCTAGGAATTACTACATCTTTTTCTGGAGAAATAGTGCCACTTTTTGTTTCGATACCGGGAGCTTGAAACCCGCTCCCACTCATATCAAAATTAACATTATAAGCTGTATAAGAAGCGGAAGCTGCTGGGATTTGCCCTACCGCTCCGTTTACAGAATAGCTATTAAGATAACAATTCCCAAAAGATATAACGTGATACCCTGTAGCGGATGGATCTATTGATTGATAAATATCAGGAGATAAAAAGTCTTCTTTTTGGTAAAATTTATTTACATCGTTACCATCTTGATTAACTGCAACGTAAATATTTTTACAGTCCCTATATATCGGTGAGTTAAATCTTTCCCATCCATAATTAAGTACGGCAGATTTATCTTTTTGAAAAAAACCAGTTAACAAAGAAACCGTATTATTATCTGCATAATATGAAACCCCATCAAAAGGAAAATGATACAAGGGGTAATTAACGTTAAAACCTAATCTCGCTTCGTTTTTAGTACCGCAAAGAAAATAATTAAAAGAAAGATCTACCGTAGGATGGTTAATAATCGGCTGATCTACTATACCTCTTTGGTTTATCTGCAAAACATTTTCATGAGGCATATTAATTTGATAGGTAACAGACTGCACCCTATCAATTGGATTTAATCGATTTATCTTTTGTACAAGAGGAGTATGATCATTAGTAGGGTTCCCACCATTATAGTCAAAAAAACTATAACCGCTTTCAGGCGCAGGTCCTACGAATAAGGCCTGACAGTTGTAAATTACATTTGGCCTCGCCATTACTTATCTCCTTCATAAACGCTTGCATATAGTATTCCGGCTAAAAAGTCATCAACTTGATGCTCTAGAGCAACACCTTGGACTTTATTAACCCTTTCGTGGTTTCTGTCGGTGGGTTCAGCGGCATATCTGCCAGCTTTTGCTAACCAGTTTTCAGGATCTTCGTTAGCGATCACAATGTTAGTGATCTCTTTTGCGATTTCCTTTTGCTGTTTACTTAACCTTTTCCGACTATGTAATTGTCTCAATGACGATTCGACCTCTAAGTTGAGCTTGTCAGATAGACTTAAGTTCTCTTGAATTCTAGATAAACTAAAATGAGTCTTCGCTGCTTTAGTTCCGATTGGTGTTTTAGTATCCGTTTCCTTGGGTTTGTTACTGGCCGCAGGCCTACCGTTCATTTGAGCGCCCTTAGCGCCGCCAATAATCGGCTCATATAAACCTTCATTCCTCAACTCCTTGAACTTGTACTGAGACTCCAAGGACTCCTCCTCTGTCGGAAAGCGCCCAGACTCAATAGCTTGAATACCTTCCTCTGGAGTAAGAACTCCAAGTTCAATTAACCGGCTATAAATTCTAGAGTAAACTGAAGTGTCTCTTAGATCTACGTCTTCAAAATGAGCTCTGGGATAGTTCTTAAAGCCCATCTCTTTTGAAATACGGCGAATTTCAGGCATTAAGAAATTCTCAAGGAAAACTCTCCTACCCTGTTTAAGTCTTTCCATAAAGACCTGAACTTTTATGCTACTATTTGCAAATTTTTCATCGCTAAGCAAAATGTTATTTAGCCCCATTTGAATGTCTTGATTTACGACATCGTACTTTCTTGGGTCTAGGATATTCCCTATGTCTGGAATAATAAACTTAGCATCAGTTGTATAATCCGAAATCAAAACGCGGCCTACAGATTCGTTTTCAAATAACTTCTGCATTGCCATCAAGTTCTGTTGGTTGACACCACCATCCGCGGGTTTAGCGCCCATGGTGATTAAGAGAATGGCTTGATTAGTAGTTCTAGCTACAGCCATGTCCATCTGCTTCATTTCCTGCTTCCAGTTGATATCTTCCAATACTGGATAACCCATCGGAACTGCAAACGGTTCGTAATCTTGCTTCTTGTAAAAGATTGCTGTTAGCTTTTCTACGTCTAAAGGAATTGTAATTGCGGCTGCCCCTACATTTTTAGACTGTTGAATAAGTTTTTTAGTCTCCTCAGGAAGACTGTCATAGACTTCTTTGTCCTCTTCTGTTTGGGGGTATCTAAGTCTCTGCAGTTCGTAATCAGTCACAACCTTGTAATAGATACCAGTACTAAATGTGATGCTTCCCTGAAGTTGTATGTCTGAGGGATTTAAAATGATATACTTAGAAGGTATTTCCAATTCTTCTGAAGCTTCAGCCAATCCAAAAGTTTGATTAATTTTGATAGCGTCAGAACGGTCCATTTTTGCATTGAACCTGTGAATAAAAACATTTCCCGACCTGTAGTATTCCCTAAAGAAGCGGCTCTGCAAGTCATCGATATTGATCTTTCTAAACAGAGTGTCAAAGAACTCTCGAGACTTTCGACTACCTCCAGTATAGTAAAGATCACTAATTGAGAACTCTGTCATTAGATCTATGGTATTTCTAAAAACAGAAAAATTGTAATAAGCTTTCTGGCATAGGATAATCGTATCTCTTACGTCAATGTTGGAGTTATTTTTAACGCCATGAGAATACTTGAATGGTATCATCCCATTCTCGATGTTCCTAAACCTGTCAGTACGCGGAATATCAGCCGCCGCGTTTCTGCGAGTCCTTGTTTGACTAGCTTTAGATTGATGCATAGCCATCAAAGGTTCCGCGCCTTGTTCCGTTTTCTTCCTTACTGCCATAATTTACTTTAATTTTACACTTAACCGAACATTTTGGGAGTAAACGTATAGTTAATTTCCGCTTGCTTGGTGTTTTTAATGTCATTATAGGCCTTAACTGCCCAGTTACCTAACATTAGTGTCGTATAGTTATCTTTTCTGGCTCTATTTACAGAAGTGCTACGACGTAAATGCTGTGGCAAATCGAAGGTCTGAGTACCTTTAGCTGTTGTTTTCACCTCAACCAAAGCGCATTGCTTTTTAGTCTGGTGAATCATGTCGTCTTGGAACTCAATGAAATCCCCTTTTGTTTCATGTGGAACAAATTTTAAAGGTATCGCTTGAGCGGATGACTTATCAAAATAACTACCGCAGGCGGCAGTTCTAGAGCCAAACCAAATTCTTTTATGGTCGATAGAAGCCTGAAGGTATTCGTTAGCTTCTCGCAAAAAGGTTGTAGAAAACAACTGCTTAAAACAAATAACCCCTTCTTTCTTGTTGTATTGCTGCTTCGCTTTTAGCAGCATGTTTTCATAATCCAACCCAGACTTGTCACTATTGTAATCAAAAAACTTTATGTTGATGCGCCCACTTGTAAAAAGCTCTGATTCATTAGCGCTATCTATGAATTGATACCCCGCGTTATCAATAATGATCAACGATAAATTAAAATGAGTAACAACATAATATAAATATTTTATATGATCTTTTAAATCCCCACCCGCAACAGCGTAAGAATGTACTAAGGTAGAATGATTCGGTGATTCTTCATCCAACTCCAGAATAGACATTGCAAAGTAGTCAGAGCTTGGACTGTTACTAAAACTAGGGTCAATTGCCAGAATGTACTGTTTATCTTTATCGCCTTTCAATAAGGTGTTTGGTTTTTCACCGTCAGGAATTGTGCAGTTATGCATTTTCTTTGCGCTAAAATAACTGTCGCTTCCGTCTGTAAACTGAGCGCAATATTCTCGCAGAAAAGATGAATTAGAGGATCCCCCAGATTGAGCTTCTTCAATTACAGTGCTATCTATCATATCGGGAGGGATAGAATCAAAAGACAGTTGAGAAATAAAATAATTCGATTGAAGAATATCGTCAGAATAGATATTATTCATCCAGTCCTTGTAAGTTTTGTACAAGTTTTCAAAGCTGAAACTAGCTGAAGACAAAGCAATCATCTTAGAGTTATTCTGGAAGACCATTCTATCTTTTTCTTCCATCTTACCTTTAGATATTAACTCATCCTCCATTTCCCTGATCTTAATTCTTTCCGCCATATCCTGTGGAGCAACCAAGAATGGCATCAACACAGTTTTAATAGTTTCCTCGGGAAGTAATAAAAACTCATCAAGAACTAGAATGTTAGCGCGGAAACCACGAATCTTTTCTCCGCTAAGGGGAATGGCTGTAATTGTACAATCTTTTCTATATTATTAAAGATAAATCTTGCGGTACGAAAGGTAGGGCCAGCAATCAAAATTTTAGTACGCGGTTCAAATATACATTGAAGGAAGCAGTAAACAGCAGCTATGAAACTTTTACCACAGCCACGACCCCACACGCACATGTTAAAGTTTCTATTGAAGAAAGCTTTAAGGGTTATTTCCTGAAAAGGAGCCAGCTTAATCCCAGATAGCAGCTCTGTTGTAAACCCCAAGTTCTGACGCAAAAATTTAGCCAAGCTGATTTTAGCTTGCCTATTTCCCAACTCTCCTTCAAGTTTTGAAAACTCTTCATTTAAGTTTGGTAAAGTCGTGTTATATTTTTCTGGACAGAACCACATTATAATAATTTTAAATCATAAGCTAACTGTAAATCAAATTTATCTTTTAAAACGTCAGACAATAAAAGTTTTTTTACTATCCTTACGCACTCTTTTCTACCGTTAGCAAATAGAAACTGAATGTGGGGAAATTCTTGTATAAGATCTCGAACATTGTGAAAAATAAAGTCTGGGGTTACTCTTGTATTTTTTTTGTAGACGTGAGATAATCTATTAAAAGCTAAGCACTCTTCAAGCTTCCTTTCCACTAAGATAACCATATAAGCTTCCTCTTCGGCTGCTCTGTTTATTTCATTCTTAAACCTTTCCAACCCCGAGCTTAGAGTGCCAATTAAATCGGGAACAGACTTTCTTTCTATGTAAGTATTATGAGTTTTACTTTTATCGTTTAGGCAGTAATCTCCAAACTTCAACCCTTTAACTTCTGTTGGAAAATCCGAGATATTCAGAGGCTTCTGCTCTCGAGAGTCTATATAAATTAAATGATCTTTCGTATAATTCTCTTCAAACTGCATGTTCTTAGGTAACGGAGACAATTTATTTTTTAAACCTATATCTTCGCATAGTTTATAGTAGTCTCCAAATATAACTTCATAGTATGGAATAGGAGGGAAAGGTAATGTTCTTAACTCAACCTCAGTGGGAGCGTACTCAATATTTTTTTCTTTGCGCCTTTTTTCCAAAAGGTCTCGACAGTATTCTTGCGCTTTTTTTATTGGAGCTTTTTTAAGCCAATATTTTAAATTAGATTTATTATTGAAGTCAGCCGAGAAATACTGTTCTTTGTTCTTAAATTTTATTAAATCTTTTGTATGTAAATCATACCGAGGATAATACTTTTGATAGTAATCTTTAACAGAAATCTTATGAGCCTTCAAATGCAGATGAAGACCTTTATCTTTCTCAAACTCTTTTCCACATATTTTACAACTAGCCATTTAAAATTTCTTCTTCGCTAATCCCAAGAATTCTTGATTTTATTTCTTCCATACTGCTCAGCCTATCAATTTCAGAAGAAATATTTTGCCTTCTTAGATCAGCCAATTTAATCATCTTATTTCTAGACTCTTCATCTTTCCAAAGTTCCACCAAGTTTAAAATAGACGCAGAGTCTTGCATTATTTTGCTCATCCTTTGACTCCTTTTCTCCTTAAGCTCATTAAGAAGTTTGGTCTGCCTATTGACGCATTGGTTATACTCTGTTTGAGCTGTGTTAATAGCTTCCACCAGACTCATAGCCATACGGCGTCCTTCTGTATCCTCAGCGTTTTGATCCAAGAGAGTTTGCAGTCTCTCTACTCGACGTTGAATATTTGAAGCGATAACAACTTCTGCTGAAAGTACAATGTACTGATCTACCTCTTCTTGAGTTAAGTCATCTTTGTCCCAAGTATACCTAACAAAACTACTCTCGAATAACTCTCTATCTGTTTCTATACTATAAGTACCTATTTGATGAAGGAATCTGTAAGTATGCATGTAGCCAATTAAAGTGGACAAATTTTTCCTATCCTTAGATGTTAACTTGTCTTTGTTAATTCCATTATGAACGTATTTATTTACCCTAACTAAAGCTCGGCTTTCAGACTTTGGTGGAGCGTACCCTCCTTCAGCTGCGGTGTCTTCATTTGTTATATCTGAGTATTTGACTTTGTTGTCTATTGTGTTGTAGTAGTCTATAAGGACTTTATATCTTAGATCTAAAGAAGAAATTTTTGGGTCATCAAAAACAACCTTGGCGAGCTCCATAGGCCTCATGGCCCCGCAGTTATTATAAATAAATTCTTTTTGATCTTCTGTTAGCTCTGTTCTCTCTTTTGGGTAATGCTTACTAGTAACTCGTGCCTCTAAGCTTTTTTTGGCCAAAAACTCTTTTACTGCTCTGCCCTCTTTTGACCTTCCATTTTTTCTATCATCAGGAATATCAGGAAACGCTAACTCAATTAATTCAGAGATGTATGGTGGTTCATCTCTTTTATTCCATTCTTCAAGGATCGCAAGTTCTTGATCTTCAGTAAGTTTTACATTTTTAGAGCTCATAAGATTTCTATTTCTCCATCTTCCAGCATCCGTTTTACTTTTTTAATTATAGCTTTTTTTACATTCTTGATTTGCTTATACCCGGGTACTCTATTTTTCTCATTAGTCTTGTACCCCATCAAGGTAGCAGCGTCTTCTTCTGACATATGCTCTATGTAAAGAGCTTGATAAATTTTCCATTCGGCGGGTTTTAGCACCTCCTTCATTTTGATGCTAATTTTATTCATAACTCCCAGTATGTCTATATCGCTATATTCTGTGGAGTTTATTTCGTAAGTGTGGTCGTTTATTGATACAGGAAGCTTGGCGTTGTAAGCTTGTTTTTTAGTTCTGGACCAATTTGCAAACAAAGGGCACGCCTCACTTTGTTTACCATATATGTAGCATAAATCCCCCGCCTCCGCTGCCGCACACTTTAGACAGGGACGACAGTAGTTACCGTAATTATTGCGGATAAGATTTTTTATCTGATTAGATATAATTCTATTGATCCAAGGATTAAGGGGCTTTTTCGTATCATACAAATGCCACTTTTTAAATATATGAATCCTTAGGATTTGAGATACGTCATCAAAGTCCATCCAAGAAAGAGCTGTTAAATTCCACTTGGATCTTCTTTTTTTTATCTCTGCATCTATCTGTTCAATATAATCTTCAAATTTTATCTTAGCTTTCGGCATCCGGTCTACGTGAACTCCCTGCATCCCTCATGAAGTCTTGCTCGAAAGTCTCTAGAGAGTAAGAAGTATCTCTCTCTCTAGTAAACTCTTCTTGGTCACCATTGACGTTAGACCCTACAATGTCACCTAGCTTATTTGATTTAGCGAATGAAGACGATGTAAAGCTTACATCCAGCTTATCTATCTGAGGAAGATCAAAAGATTCTTCCTCTTCTTCCTGAAAAAACTCCACATTAGGCCGTGGTTTAACAACCTTAGCAGGAGCTTTAAAAATTTTTTTACTTGGCGCGGAAGACGCGATAGAAAAAGAACTTCCACAAGAAGCGCAAAATTTTGGCTTCTGGAGAGAATATTCTGTGGCTGAACCACAGTCTGGACAATACGCTTTCATAAAAAAATATTACACTATATATGTTAATGAAAATTAAACCTTTTTCAAAAAAAGTGTATTACCTTTTAAGTATGCGAAGCTCAAAATTCACCAATTCAGACGGTATAGAGTATAAGCTAATATGGAGAAAACCTCATTATAAATACAATGCTGACGGGTTATGCGGTAACCCTGAACTGGATAATCCCACTATCCACATTGACCCAAAATTAAAAGACCGGAGAAAGATGAGTGTCCTTATAGAGGAATTAACCCACGCTTTCTTCTGGGACATTCCAGAGTATAAAGTCAGAAAATTTTCAGCTTTGGCCGCTAAATTGATTGAAGAGGATATTAATGAGTCTCAATAGTATTTACTTTTTCCACAATAAATCTAGTTAGCTCTGACCTAACAATGTCTTCAGCATTAAATTCAAATGTATGAATTCCCATAGTCTTACTTTCTTCGTCGTCAAAAGCTGCGAATAATTTCTCAAAACCTCCTCTATTTCCATTCTTTAAATCAGTCTGCATTGGATCAGCCATTATAAAACATCTAGAGTATTTACCTATTCTAGTTAATACTGTAACAATTTCACGAAAAGAGCTATTTTGAGCTTCATCTAAAAGAATAGCTTTTCCATTCCAACTCATCCCCCTCGCAAAATTAACAGGGTGTATAGAGACTCTTTTTTCTTTTTGTAGTTTTTTTACAGTTTCTTCACTCAATAGCTCGTCCAACTTATCCATAAAAGGCAAATTGTAATAATGAAGTTTCTCATCTGCATCACCGGGAAGAAAACCTAATCGAGAATCAGAACTTTCTACAGCTGAACGCATATAAATAACATCTGAAACTTTTGAATTGTTTAAAAGGTGAAGTGCTGAGTATACAGCGCTTAGAGTTTTAGAACTGCCAGCTGGCCCCTTACATAATATCAACCTAGTATTTCTATCTAAAGATAACTCTATAAATCGTTTTTGTTTTTCTGTCCAAGGCAATTCTTCTATATAAAAATTGTCTTTTGGTTTAATTGGATCTCGTTGATGGATCTTTACTCTCCCGTCGCTAACTTCAAGAGACTCGAAGTCTCCTGCACGTTTTACTTTTGACATCAGTAATATAATACACACTTTTAGTGTAATGTTAAAGGAAAAGTCATGGATGAGATTACAAATGCTGTCCCCGAGTTAGTCAATTTAACGACAAACTTAACTCAACTGACCCAAGGGGGGATGAATAAAGAAAATGTAGAGGGGTTTTTAGAAAGTCTTATTGGGGAATATGGATGGTTATTACTGATAGCTATTATGACCATAATGGCAAAAGATATGATAATGAACTTTGCTCAGGGTATCCTTGTCTTTATGGGGAATAATTTTAACAATGATGACATTATTTATATTTCTGGTCGTCAAGCACGTATAGTTCGCGTCGGAATTCGTAATACGGTTTTTTACATGACGGACCGCAAAACTAAGATGTTGGTACCTAATGAGCAGTTAAAACAACTTACGATTGAAAAAACTTTACCTAAAAATGGCGGGGAGCCTTACTTACCCAAAGCTAGTGATCCTAGTTTTATTAGCTGGGAAGAAGTTCCAATAAATCCTCCGCCCATGCAGGTTGAAGTGGTAGAAAAACCTACCAGAAGGACAAGAAGTAAAAAATGAAAAAAATACTATTTTTATGTATTATATTTATAAGTCTCGGCGCAAAAGGGTGCATGTCAGTTGACGAAAAAGGTAGGTTAGAAAAAATCAGGTTCTCTGTCCCTGCGTTTTTTCAAGTCGAAATGGATTATTACAAAGATAGGGAGAATATAGGTAGGCCAATCATTAAGACTAATGCCCCGGGAGCAGTCTTGTTAAAACCTGAGAATTTGTCTGTTAGAACCAACGCTCCCATAAGTTTATGGGAACCAGCTGGAAAATTAATGGAAATGACCCCTAAAAAAAGTGTAAAATAAATTTAGAAACATGAAAGAAATTGATTTCTCAGAACAGATTGTTAAATGGCGCGAAGAACAAGAAGCTGCCATGACTAAGAAACAGTACGAAAAAATCGATACTAAAGAGCTTAAACGTGACGATAAGAAAGAAAAAAAGGAGCACGAAAAAGACGCCCTAAAAGATGATGATAGCAAAATCAAAAAGCTTAAAAAGGGCAAACCCTCAGAGAAAAAGAGTGTCGAAGTCCATGATATTAAAAAAGACGAGAAGTACGATAAGAAAAATCTAAAAGAGATGGAAAGTGCCGTTTTGTCAACTAAGAACAAAAACGATCTCCCTGATTCAGAATTTGCATACATTGAACCCGGTGGAAAAAAAGACGACGAGGGTAAGACTGTCCCTCGATCATTAAGACACCTTCCTATAAATGATGCGGCTCATGTACGCAACGCATTGGCGAGACTAAACCAAACAAAAATTAGTGAAGAAGCTAAAAAATCGGCCTTGAAAAAAATTAAAGCCGCAGCTAAAAAATTCGGAGTTAAGGTAAGCGAAGCAGATGCATCGCTTGATTATTCAGAGCTATACTAACTCAATGAAAATAAAAACCCCCGCGCAATGCGGGGGTTTCTTTTTATATATGCGTATTTTTATTCTCCCGGTTTATTCTCGTCGATAACTTTATCGCGCTTATTTGCGAATTCTTTTTTTATCTGCTCCATCCTTTTCTTCATCTCCTCGCGATGCTTCTTTCTTAGCTCATGCATCTCTTTATGGAGCTCTTTCATTTTTTCCCGAAGTTCATTTAGTTCCTCATTGTCTATTTTCTTCCCCTTCCAATGATGTCGGCGTTTTTTACTTTCGATATGTTTTTTTCTTTTTTCTGCCGCTGCTTTGAATCTTTCTTTAACTTTATCTTTATCAACCTTTTCTGGGTGAGGTTTTCTTTTACCTTTACTAGGCTTAGCTTCGGCGGTTGTTAACACTGACGCAATAATTACTATCAGTCCATACTTGAAAATATTTTTTACCAACATGGTACTAATTTACTATACACTTTTTGCGTGTAATATTTTTTATGAAAAAGAAAGATGTCCTAATAATCACTCTAGGAGTCTCTGTGCTGGTCTTTATCATCTGGATGCTACAGGGAGAGGAAATCAAAGAAAAAGTCGCTGAGAGCGCAAAGGAGGCTGCAAAGGAAGCTATTGTGGAAAAGGTAGTAGACGAAGCTGCTGATAAAGCTAAAGAAAAGCTAAAAGAAGAAGTTTTAGATAAACTACTTCCGTGAACCAGTTTCATACATACCTTAAGGAATTAAGGTCGAGAAAGTTTGACAATATAACAAAATTATGCAAACTTTTAAAAGTGGATTATCAAATGTGGCGAAAAATAGAAAGAGGCATAAATCCTCCCCCAAAAAAATCTCTACTTAGAAAATTCTGTTTATTGGCGTCAATACATCAATACGAAGAAAACCAGCTATATGCTCTAGCTAGAAACTGGAAACCTCATCCCGATACTCATAGCACTAAACATAATTTGTATCACGAAGGCTTAAATGTGAGTTGGGTTCAGGCTGTTATAAAAGAAAACACTCCAGATTATCCTCATAAATACTGGGGGTCTTAATTATTTATTTTTATAGGTTTGTGTTGCCTAGTTGTATAAATATGATGCAATTCATCATAAGCTTCGTTGTAATTCCAACTCGGGCATTTAAACGACATTGTCCTATGTTTAGGGTAATCTTCTTGCCAAACCCACTTGCCAGCGCATCCTGTAGTTAAGAAGCATAGAATTATTCCCCCTATAGGAATATAGAGCGTCCATCTTTCTAAAAACTTTATTTCTTTATCAAGGTCTATATCATTCATTATCTAACTCCTGACCCAGTCCTAAGTGTAGGAACATCTGGCACATTTTTTCTTACACTGATAGGGCTATTAGTTATAGTGAAAAATATTAATGTAATTATACCTGCGGTTATAACTGACAGTAATATATAACTGTATTTTGGTTTTTTACTATTCATCTTTATATTCAAGCTTTTTAATTCCTCTCCAATGGGGGAATTCCTGTCTCCCAAAATTAACTCCGAAAACTGTCCACATATGCACTGTAGCCCCATGCTTGACGACTACAGGCCCCCAATCTTCAAATTTTAATCCGGGTATAGATTCTCTAACATATTGATATACATGATCTGATATTAGAATATGATCACTGTCTCCGGCATCCATGCAACGTTGAGCCATATTTATACCAGTGCCTGAAACGTTAGGGTTATCATTGATGTCTTTAACCGGAACAACTGGTCCAGTATAAACTCCATGACGCAATCCTATTTGAGCATGCTTAAATGTCCTCGTGCCAACATCT